GTCAAACTAATTGACCATATGGGTTCTGACCTAACAGTTGTAAATGCAGCTCGTGTGTCATTTGCAAAGGTTTCTGAATGGGATGAAATACCTTTTGGAGATGGGCCTACAAAAGGTCTTCTAAACGAAGGTGATGAAAAACTTATCAAGTATCTTGCAAAACATAATCATTGGAGTCCTTTTGGACATTGCAGTATGCAGTTTCATATTAAGGCTCCAATCTTTGTTGCAAGACAACTTGTTAAACACCAAGTCGGCTTGGTGTGGAATGAAGTATCTAGACGATATGTGGATGATGAACCAGAGTTCTATACACCTAAAGTCTGGAGACTAAAAGCCGACAATAAGAAACAAGGTTCTAGTGATGAAACCATTGAATACAATATTGAAGGTGCAATTCAGTTTGTAACACAAACTTATAAAAACTTGTTACGAGAACAAGTTGCACCAGAGATGGCGAGAATGGTTTTACCACAAAACTTGTACACCGAATGGTATTGGTCTGGTACATTGATGGCTTTCGCAAGAGTGTGTAATCTGCGTTGTGCAGAAGATACTCAATGGGAAACCAGACAGATTGCAAATCAGATTGACGAATTTGGTAAAGATATCTTTTCATATTCATGGAAAGAATTACGAAAAATGACTTGACTTCCAAGTTTATTTCGTGTATAAATAGAACTAATATTATGAATAAAGTGAAATACTTAAACATACAATAGCATATATTAACATAAGGAGAATGATATGTCAGTAAGTACTCTTAGAAAATCCAATACGTTGGATAAACTTCTTTCGCAAGTTCAAGCGGAAAATGCCCCTCAAGAAAAGAAATCCTATGTGGATGAAAGACTGTGGAAACCAGAACTAGATAAATCTGGTACTGGTAGTGCAGTAATTCGTTTCTTACCAGCTCCAGATGGTGAGGAACTTCCTTGGGTAAAAGTTTTCAAACACGCTTTCCAAGGCCCAACTGGAAAATGGTATATTGAAAACTCTCTAACTACTATCGGTAAAAATGACCCTGTTTCAGAACACAATAGTGCATTGTGGAATACTGGTCTTGAAACTGATAAAGAAACTGCAAGAAAGCAGAAAAGGAAATTAGAATACTATTCTAATATCTATGTGGTTAGTGACCCAAAACACCCAGAAAATAATGGGAAGGTATTCTTATTCAGATATGGTAAGAAAATCTTTGATAAAATTATGGCTGCAATGCAACCAGAATTTGAGGATGAAACTCCTATCAATCCATTTGATTTCTGGGAAGGTGCAAACTTCAAATTGAAGATTCGTAAGGTTGATGGTTATTGGAACTATGATAAGTCAGAGTTTGATTCTGTATCTGCCCTAAAAGACAGTGATGATGCTCTTGATTCAATCTGGAAGACTCAGTACTCTCTCACTGAGTTTACTGCACCTACAAACTTCAAGTCTTATGATGAACTCAAGAAAAGACTTGATGATGTACTATCTGGTACTGTAACTCCAACTGCAACTGCAATGATGGATGAAGATGTTGTGGAAACACCAACATTTAAATCAGAACCAGAACCTAAAATTCCTAGTGTAGATGAAGACGATGACGATACAATGTCATATTTTCAGAAACTAGCGAATGAATAGGGTGATGCCTTAATACATCCGATAGTCCTACGGTTAGGGTTAGAAAGGGGAGCTTTTGCTCCCCTTTTGTTTTTCTACTTCTTATAAATAGTGTGTAGTGGGAGATAATCTATGATAGAAGTAGTAGCAGCTGTTTCGGCAGCCACTGGTGCGTTTAATACCATCAAGGCTGGGTTTGCGGCAGGCCGAGAAATTGAATCCATGGCAGGTGACTTGTCACGCTGGATGGGTGCAGTATCAGACATTAAAAAAGCTGATGAGTATAATAAAAAACCACCTCTGTTTAAAAAATTATTTGCGGCCGGTTCAGTAGAAGAAGAGGCTATGGAAATCTTTATGGCGAAGAAAAAAGCAGAGGATATGAGAAATGAACTTAGGCAAATCATCTCATTTACAAGAGGGCCCGCTGCTTGGGATGAGCTTTTAAGAACAGAAGCAGACATTCGTAAAAAACGTCAGAAGTTAATTTACGACCAAAAAGAAAGACAAAAAAAACTTATAGAATATATTTTAATTGGTATACTAGTGTTCATAATGGCTGGTGCGTTATTCGGATTTCTAATGTTACTTAGAAGCACAGGTCACATCTAAACATGATAAAATTACTAATCATCATGACACTGTTGTCACCTACATCAGTGAACGCTAAAGTATGGGGTCATTGTGAAACTTGTAATCTACCCAAACCTAGTGAAAATTATACTGAAAGACAAAAGATACAAAGAGGTATGATAGATAAAAAAAAGTATACTACTTGTAGACTTAAAAAAGTATTAAAGTCAAAGAGAACTGGTAGACAAGCTTGCATATATCTTGGTGGAAATAAGACTTATACTTTAATGTATGAAAATAACTGTCCACGACAGTATAAATGTGTTTACAATCCTGGCAGTAAAGAACCTAATATTGATGATGTTTTAGATAGTTTAAATTCAATAGGTAAAAAGGATTAATTCATTGTAGAACCAGTTGCTACTGCAGCGTCTTGTAGACTTTGTGTTGTAACAGTTGTACTATTTGATGATGCAGAACTGTTATAATTATTCACAACCATACCACCCCCACCGGCTGCTTGTTGTGCTTTCAAGTCTGCAAGTTCTTGTTGAGCTTTAAGAAGGTTCTCTCTATCCATTTTCCTTTGGGTTTCACCTTCATAAAAACTATCTGTATCAACATCTTTTTGTCTTTTGGCAATCTCTGCTTCTTTATCTGCAATCTGTTCTGCTAGAGTATCATCTTCAAATAGACCTAAAAGGAATTCGCCGCCAGGGATACTTTTTAACACACCCTTAACATCAATATCAAGTAAACTTTTAAAGAAGTCTACAATAGATTTTAAAGCATCTTTTACAATTTTTGCAATAGAAAATTCTTCTCCTTCTGGTTCTTTAAAACCAAATAAACCTCTTACCCAACTAATTGCCATGTCGATTGGTTTAAACAGAATATCAATTAAACCACCATCACCAACAATACCTTGCCATAGTTGTGATAGTGCTTCCACTGGGTCTGTGAATAAAGTACCAATCCATGCAACAGATTTCTTCAGCTGATTAAATGGAAATTTAACTAAATCACTGATTATTTCTGAAAAGGAGAAAGACTCTAAAGTCTTTGCAGTTTCTTCAAATCCAAATGTCTTGAGTACCCATGCAACACCTTTTTTCAATAAGTCAAGTGGAAGACCTATAAGACCTGTAATAACTTTTGCAAGTCCATCTCTTATACCACCAAAAACACCTTCACTTTTATATCCTTCCATAAATCCAGTTACAAAATCAAATATACTCATTAAAAATGTAATCGGTAAGAATATTTTACCTAAAGTTGTACCGACAGTTTTTGCAAAACGCATAATAGGTTCAAATCCTGCCATAAAACCTTTCATACTTGCAAGACCAGTTTTTATAGACCCAAAAACATTTTTTACATTTGTACCAAAAGATTTTATACCATCAATAATACTAATAATTGGTCTTGTTGCTCTACCAAATGTTTTTTGTAAGTCTTCAAACATAGATAATTTTTGAAAACCTTTTATATCACCTATCTTAAATAAATTTCTTACAGTATCAATAAATCCATCAATAGTTTTTCCTAATCTAGTTGCTTTGAATTTACTACCTAAACTATTGAAAAAGTTTCTGATAGGATTAAATGCCTTGGACAGACCACCTTTTAACAGTTTATCAAGAAATTTTACCTCTCTTGCAAGTTGAGCAAAGAATGAACCTATTAATGCAAATCCAGACATTGTTATTCCAGCAAGTAAACCAAGAAGTGGATTATCTGCTGCTTTTTTTAACATACCCAAAAGACCATCTCTCATTGCAAATATTCCATCACGAATATCTTCCCATAAAAGAGTTTCTTTTTGTTTATCTCTTGCGTCTTGATTTGCAATTGCCTGTTCTTTTGCACTGGTTTTTTGGTCAGCAGAGAAAGAGTCTTTTAGTGGTTTACTTACGGCAGAAAATAGTTTTGTTGTCAAACCAACGCCTGGCAACCCCATGATACCAGACTTGATTGATTGGAGAGGTGCTAATAACTGGTCAGTAACAGGTTTGAACTGGTCTTTCAGTTCATCCTTAATTACACCAGCAGCTGCTTTGTTACTCTCTTTTATTGCGTTGATTACACCTTGATTATTCTCTGCCATTTTACTTTACTTCTTTTTATCTGCGTATGCGTTTGCACCAAAGTATGCGGCGACTAACGCTGAGATTGCAACAAAGTATGTTGGTGCGATATCACCAATAATCTTTGCAGTGCCCTCATATCCTAACATAGATGTAACTAAAATTCCTAGTGGATATAGTAACATACCCAATAATGCAAACCATGTCATTTTTCTCATTGCATCACGGCGAGCGTCTGCATCTTCTAGTTCTTTTCTTTTAAATTCCAAATCCATCTCCATTTCTTGTCGTGAAATGTGACCGTCACCATTTGTATCCTTTTTTGCGACCTCTGGGTCTACGGTTACTTCAACTGCCATTTTATTGTTTCCTCTCTCTCTTGAGTCTCTCTTTTTCTTCTTTTATATGTTGAGATAACAAACTCACATATATCTCCCTTTCCCATGGCATCATATTATCTAATTCAGTCAAACTATAATTATAATGCGTCATCATACTAAAATTAATTTGATAATATGAACCTAAATCATCATGTGAAAGGGCTAACCTAAAAAACTTTGCATCCCCTCAAGTACTATTTCATTTTCAACTCCAGTTTTAGGATTAGTAACTTTTACAGTATGCGTTAATTTTGGCATAGTCTGAAAAAAGTTAGCAACCTTTTGAAACTGTTCCGTTGTCATTTGTTCCATGAACTCATTAAGTTCTTTTTGTGACATTTCATCATATATAGTTTCTTCATCATATATATTTTCTAAACAATCACCAATGATTTTGAATGTTCCTTCTGTTGTATCAATTTTAGCAATGTCATATTTCATCAACTGTTTCATAGTAGGATATTTCATAGTAAGACCAATCTTGTCAGTTATTGGAATTATATTACTATGTTCTTTTGTTTTGACAACTTTGATATCCTCCAAATTAATCTCCACAGGAACTTTTGTTTCGCCATCATCTTGACAGGTGATAGTAATCTCTACACTTTCACCTACAGATTTTGACCTAATCTGTAAAAACATATATTCAATATCAAAAGTAGGTAACTTCTCTACTTTATCGTTGATTTTACCAAACGTACAATTTTTAATAATATCAACAACTGCTTTAGATTGTGCAGAGGTATCTTTACTCTCCATAGCCATCATCAATATTTTTTGTTCTTTTACCAAGAACGGTCTATACTCAATTTTTTCCCCTGTTGATGGAAGTTCCATCTCGTAGTTGGGGTTATTCAGAACGGGCAACGCCATAATCTATTCTCCTATATTAATAATTAAAATAATCGCCTCACGACATCAGGCAAACTAGATTGTACTTGTCTTAATACAGAATTTTTAAGAATATCTTGAAGTGTATTATCAAGACTCTTTCTATCTTTTTCTGTTGCAAGATTTCTAAAGTACCTGTATGCAAATTCTACCGAAACCTTTTGTATCGAATTAGTGTTCCCATGTCCATACGGTAAAGCTGCTACTGTTTTAGGGAACGCTTCTTCTAATCTAACACCATAAGTTCTTTCATCTTGTTCATTCAATTGGTAGATGTCAATTGAACCAACATACTCTTTATAGTAATTTATATCATATGTGTTTGGATTATATGTAACCTTTTGCCACTCCTCAAAGAAATATCTTTCTGCAAGGTCAGAACCACAGTAGAAAGTTGCTTCTACTGGTGCATAAACTATACCTTGTACAATTTCATGTGGTGGGCCATATATATTTCCATTCATCGCTGTTCTTAATGCACGGCCAGGAATAGATATAGAATCACATCTAAAGGATATTCTTCTTGCAGTCTCACCTTGTAATTGTCCTATTACATTTGATGCCATTGCAGTCTCACCAGCGTCATCTGCTGAACCTTGAGTTACACCAGATGGTAAACCAATAATAACTTCATATCGAGTTTGTTTTGCATATCCATCTCTGGATGCATTGTGTTGTAAGAACGCATTTAAACCACCAAATGCAGCCCCACCAAGAACATTTGAAAAGTTAAATTTTGCCATTAAATCATCTTCCTAGAGTCCGACCAAACTTGTGTATCAGATGCTTTCTTAAACCTTTGTACTGGTAACATAATAGCAGTTAAGTTATCTTCTGATTCTATCTTCAAACACATTGACCTTAAATACCCAAACAAATATCTTTTTATTGTTGGTTTCGTTAATCTATTTCCCTCGACTGCACTTACACTTAATTTATCTTGACCAGCTGCATCTAGGAGTCTTGCTCTAAGTGCATATGGTAGGTAATGAAAATTTAATCCATAAAACCCACCCTCTGCTGGTTTCAGATACATTATAAGTGGAAATGTATCATAGTATGGTAACTTCTTTGCAAACTTTGGTGCATAGATAAACATATTTAGGTGTTTGGGGTGGGGAGTCTTGTTGAGTTTACCAGAACGTAAAAGTTCAGCCGTAGTAGGAGTACCAAGTTCCTTAATACGATTGCGATACCATTGGAATGGTTCGTTTCCACTTTTAATTTGTGCAGATATTCTATCAAAATAAGTTTCAGCCATGGTATTATTTATATCCCTAATTCAACTTCTGTCAAAATGATGAATTCCATATTTCTGTCTTTACAATACTCTATTGCATTTTTCCACTTTGCATCATTGATTGCCCATGTACGAACTTCATTTAGATACTTTTTAGTTTTTCTTTTTGGTAGTCTAGGGGGTTTACATTGTGCTTTAGGTTTGACTTCAACTATCCATTTTTTAGTTCCAGTTGGTGTTTTTACCTTGACATAAAAGTCTGGGAAATATCTGTGTATTTTACCATCTAAAGGTGAACGGTAAGGTACGAAGAATTCTTCAGAACCCCATTCTAATATCTTTTCATTACGGTCACAATATACCATAAATTTTCGTTCCCACAAACTTCTATAAATAATATTAGAAGGGTCACCCTTATACTTTTTTGGATGGGTTGGTATATATCTTCCACGATAAGCCATTATTATTCACCTAAATAGTATGTAACTAAGGATATTTATAACGATGCGAGGATTCTTAAACGAAATCAAAAACACTGCAATTAATCGTGTAACTAACAGAGTTAATAACATGGTATCAGAAGCACTAGGTGGTGCAACTGGATTACCAAGAAGAACTGGTGGTGTTGTTTCTCAAGATGCATATGCAAAAATGGATAACCCATTTGATGGTAAACATATTGCATATCCAGAAGACTTGGGAAGTGCAGACCAATCTCATTATTTAATATTTGAAATCAACGAACAAGTAAATGCAAACGTAAACTTTCCTGGCCTAAGAAAAACATCTGGTAGAACCTCACCAGATAGACCAACTGGTGGAAGCACTCTTAGTATTACTAGAGCTCCAACTAAAAAACTAAAAAGTAGTATTGCATTGTATATGCCTGCAACTGTTGGTGTTCAATCTGCTTCCCAATATGGTGAAGTAGAAATGGGTGCAGCTGCAATGATTGGTGCAAACGTGGCGAAGAATATTGATAGAGAAGGATTCATGAAAGGATTCTTCAAAATGGATAATGTTAAAAATGCTGGTGGTATTCTTGGAGAAAGTATGGAAATGAATACGAAGAAAGCAGTAGATGTATTTGCGCCTGGAGCATCTGCCGCTTATGATATCTTTAGAGGGAAAGTTACTAACAATCGTTTGGAAATGCAATTCCAAGGTATTGGTAGAAGGACATTTAGTTTTTCTTTTAAATGTATGCCAAAGTCTGAAAGTGAAGCTATGAATGTGCATGAAATCGCACAGATGTTTAGATTTTATATGGCACCAAGTTTTGATGGTTCAATTGGTACTTCAAGAACTATGATTGTTCCTGCTACATTCGATATCAAGTATATGTTTCAAAGTTCTGAGAACCAATTTTTAAACAGGATATCTACCTGTGTATTAGAAAGTTGTAATGTAACATATGGTGGAGAAAGAGTACAATTCTTCAGACCATCATCTGATGGTAGAGGTGCGCCTCCTGTAGAGACTGCAATTGAATTACAGTTTAAAGAACTAGAAATAATTACTAGAGAGAAATTAAGGGAAGGTTTCTAATGGCGTACTTTGATATGTTCCCAGAAATAGATTATAATTCAAAAGGTGATGGTAAAACCACTGCACTTAAAAACTTGTTAACTAGAGTAAAAGTAGTTGCAAAAGTAGAAGAAGATATATTTAACTTTGATTACTATAATGTAAAAGATGGTGAAACACCAGAGATGATTGCTCACAAATATTATGGTGACGTACATTTACACTGGACTATTTTAGTCGCAAACGATGTTATTGATTACTACGAAGACTGGCCAATGAGTACACAAAGGTTTGAACAGTTTATAAAAGATAAGTACGACAACCCAGCTGCAGTGCATCACTATGAAATTCCACAAACATCTGGTGATACTACAGTAATGATTGAGGTTGGAAGTTCAGAGCTGACTTTAGCAGATTACCCAACTGCGACTAAAATAACAAACTACACATATGAAGATAGATTACAAGAACAGAAAAGACAAATTAGACTTATACAACCAAGATTCATTGACGATTTTGTAAAAGACTTTGAAAGAAAAATGAATGAGAGTCTATAATGGCCCTAGCTAAAGACCAAATCCAATTTGCAGGCGAATTTTTACTTGAAGACTGTACGATTGTTTCCACAACAGGTGCTGAATATAATATTGTAGAACTTGTACAGGAAATAAACATTTACGAGAATTTATATCAAGCGTCAATTAGTGGTGATATTGTAATTAAAGACACAAACAATATTGTTGATAACTTTCCAATCATTGGTGAAGAGAGGTTGTCTTTAAAAATAATGACACCACAAAAATCACCTAAAAAAGATACCACGATAGATTTTACTCTTTCACCACTAATGATTTATAAGGTCAATACGGTTCAAGGTGATGGAGAAAATGCATTGGTTGTATCTTTACAGTTTGGTTCAGTAGAAGCGTTCAGAAATAATACCTGTAGGGTATCGCAGTCTTATAGTGGTCAACCATCAGATATAGTAGAAAAGATACTGCGAGATGAATCATATCTTAGAAGTAAGAAACCCTTATATGTTGAACCAACTGCAAACTTAGCAAAGATAGTATTTCCAAACAAAAGACCATTTAAATGTATTAAACATCTGTCTGAAATATCTAATTCATCATTCACTAACAGTTCACCATCTTATTTGTTTTATGAGACAACGAAGGGGTTTCATTTTAGAACTATTGATAGTTTATGTTTAGAACCAGTTAAATTTAATTTTAGGGAAACTGTAGGTGGCCAAAGAGATGAGAAGGGTGTTGTGAAAGTAGAGAACGAGTTGGAAAACATTATCACTTACCAAGTTACACCTAGAAAAGATACTATGAGAAATATTCAGAGTGGGATGTTAAGTTCTAAGTTACTCACACATGACATTTACTTTAAAAGACTTAACTTATATAAATATGATTATCTAAGTAACTTTGATAAGGATATTCATCCAGACAACGGTGAGGGTAGACCTATTTATTCTGAAGCGAAAGACCCAGACAATCAAAAAAATTTATTTGACCACGAAGACACAAAGTTATTCGTAACTACCACTGCATCTGGAGCTTCTTTTTCAGAAGTGACAGATGGTATATTAAACTATCCATATCAAAGTGATAATCTAGACCAAACACTTCAAAGAAAAAAAGCAAGAAACGAACAGTTTGAATACGGTATCTGTATGAACGTAGAAATCAATGGTCAGACTTATATCCAAGCGGGCGACAAGATTGGTTTAGAAATCGGTGCAACAGCTGCTAACACAGATAAAAAATTAGATGATACGTTAAGTGGTAACTATATTGTTACGCATTTAAGACACACATTCACAATATCACAAGAAACAAAACATAAAATTATCATGAGAGTTGCAAAGGACTCTAAAAAAGGTAATTTTTATTCTTCAGATGGTATCCAGCAGACAAGTCCTGTTGGGCCTGATAAATCAACTCCAGAAAAAATTGAACTGGATGGCGCATATTTTGCTTTAACAACATTATAGAAAGGGGGGATTGTAACAACAACTTATATCATGTTCAACCACATAATCAACGAGGAAATGAAATGACAAGTAAGACTAAACTTAAAATGAGAAAATTTACTAACCTACAGAGACAAGACAGAAGGATTGAACCCATGAAACCAGAAGAGACTAAATACATACAAGAGTTGTTACAAAGGATTAATAATGAAAACATTCCAACAAATTCAAGAGGGAGTTTACGACCCCAACATATTTAACGCAATCTTTCTTGCTGGTGGGCCAGGCAGTGGTAAGTCCTACGTTGTGAGGAAGACCACTGGTGGTCTTGGAATGAAGATTGTTAATTCAGATGATATCTATGAGAAAGACCTAGAGAAAGCTGGTCTGGACATTGGTAAACCAGAAGACATCTTCTCAGATGAAGGTCAAGCGATTCGTGCAAGGTCAAAAGCGAAAACCAAAGCAAGACAATCTGGTTGGGTTGATGGTAGATTAGGTATCATCATTGACGGCACTGGAAAAGATGTAAATAAAATTGGTCAACAGAAAAGATTACTAGACCAACTTGGTTATCAGTGTTCAATGATTTTTGCAAACACTTCATTAGAGGTTGCACAAATACGAAATAAACAAAGGGCAAGAACTCTACCAGAAAAATCTGTAGAACAAATGTGGAATGGTGTACAGAGAAACATTGGTGCGTTTCAACAGTTGTTCGGTTCTAAACATTTTATTATTGTTGACAATAATGATGCTGGTGAAGATGTGTTCAATAAAGTATACAAACGTATTCGTGGTCTAGTTACCAAAAAACCTAACAAACCACAAGCAAAAGCTTGGATAAAGAACGAACTTATCAAAAAGAGATTGGGTAAATAACGAACTTGACTTTCGACTAGAAATCTAGTATTCTCTATATAACAAATATAAGAATGGAGAAATTACTATGGAACTAGTAACTCTATGGATGGGTATCGGATTTCTTTTCGCTGCCTATTCTGTAATCGCAAACGATTCTGTACAAACTCTTGGTACATGGATTGCATCAAATAACGAAAAAGTAAATTGGAAGGTGATGTGGGTAGCTGCGTCATCTGTTTTACTTTGGGCATTATGGTATGGTTGGTATATGTACGGTGGTGATATATCGTATGGTAGACTTAACAAAATACCATTTCAAGAGATACAGTGGTATCACGCAGCTGCGCCTGGCCTACTGTTATTACTGACTAGAATAGGT